CCAAAAGCGCCCCCACCACCGCTCTTTTTAGGCGAGAAAGAAAGAGATCTGGTTAAACAGGTTAATGATGAGTTAATTGAAAAAGTAATCGGACAGCAAATCCTTTATTACCCCATCGATCTGGAAAGAACTAATTTTCATGAATTATATGGAGAGGCGCTAAAGAAGACATTTTTGTCACCCATCAGAATATTTGCTTTGGTTGAATTTACGAGATTTGAAACAGATTACATGTCCAGCGTCGGTGTAGACAAGGTGTGGGAAATTAATGTTCATTTTCACAAAAGACGCCTTGAAGAAGATCAAGACATGTACGTGCGTGAGGGGGATTTTGTCCTGTACGGCGATAGTTATTACGAAATAGTTAAATTATCTTACGACAAGCAACTATTTGGGCAAGTTAATCACATTTTTGAAATATCTGCTATTTGTAAGAGAGCGCGGAAGGGACTATTCGATGCTGCCTAAAAACTTCGACTTTGCAATGCTTCCGATGGGCAAAGATGCTGCCACTTTAAAAGAGATAGGCATGTTAGAGTCCAATATTGAAAATATAGACTATGCAATTATGTCTTGGATCAAAGAAGATCTAATAATTAGCACGAAAACCAACGAGGGATTTGTAAAAACTCCGATTATTTGGCAAGTTCCGGAGAGGTCGTTTCAAGTTAAAAATAAAAGAGAGCTAAGAGATGATGATGGCGCGCTAAAATTGCCGATAATCAGTGTTGAGCGCACCGGCATTACCAAAGATCCCACCAGAAAGGGCGCCTTTCAAGCGCATTTATATTCCGATGAAAAAGATGGTCGGAGTGGCCGAATAGTAATTGCAAAAAAGATTGTTCAGGATAAAACTAGGAACTTTGCAGCTGCGTCTGGGACAAGGGGAAGCGTAACAAGCGGCAAGAAGCAACTTTATTACCCGAGAGTAAACAAAAAAGTGGTCATTAAGACGCTTTCTATCCCCATTCCTGTGTATATAAATATTGATTACAAGCTAACCCTCAAATCAGAATATCAACAGCAAATGAACACAATGCTGGCGCCTTTTATCGGCAGAACAGGGCAAATCAATGCGTTCACAATGACAAGAAACGGTCATTTATATGAAGGGTTTATTGACCAAAGCTTCACCCATTCCAATAACGTAAATGATCTTGCAGAAGATGCTAGAATGTATACTTCTGAGATTACAATCAAAGTGTTGGGATATCTTATTGGGGAAGGCGAAAGCGATGATCGCCCAATAGTTCGAATACCTGAAGGTAACGATAGTTTTTTTCTTTAGGTCAGGAACTCCTTTTCAACTTGAAAATACTATTTAATTAACGATTGCACTACATTTATGCACATTTCGATAAGAGGAACACAGTATGTCAGTGAAAAGTTTTAAATTTGTATCTCCTGGGGTGTTTATCAATGAAATTGATAACTCCTTCATCCCCAAATCAGCAGATGTTATCGGGCCCGTTGTAGTTGGGCGCGCCACAAGAGGCTTGGCAATGCAGCCTGTAACTGTTGAATCCTACTCAGATTTTGTTGAAATGTTTGGGGACACAGTCCCTGGTTTTGGTGGTGGTGATATTTACCGCGATGGAAACTATCAGTCTCCCATGTATGGAACATACGCTGCAAAAGCTTTCCTAAACGCGAATGTTGCTCCTCTTACATATGTTCGCCTACTAGGACAAGAGACTACCAATGGAAATTCTAACGGCGCTTCAACCCCAGCCGCTGCCGCCGGTTGGCGCACTGAACAAGCTATAAGCAATACACCGTCCGCAAACGGTGGTGCTTACGGACTCTGGCTGTTTACATCCGGAGGCAACGCCCAATACGGCGGAAGGATAAACAGTCACCAGGGTGGCGCCACAGACTACGCCACCGGCGCCAACAATGTGGTTATCGGAACTGATTCAGACAGTCTCTTTACGCTTGTCATTAGCGGCGCCGGAGGATCTGAGAAAGTCCGATTTGGATTTGATGATACTAGCGCAAACTGGATTCGCAATAAGTTTAACACAAATCCACAGCTTGTAAGTGGTGCGACGTTTTATACGGCAGAGTCTGCTAAGTCTTATTGGCTTGGTGAAACGTTCGAACAAGAATTAAGAGATAGAGGTTTCACTAGTGGTTCTCTTGGTTGTATGATGGCGATTTCAAATGCAACTACGACCGGTCCTTGGAAAATGCACCCACAAGCATCTAGAGAGGGAAGAACTGGTTGGTTTATTGGACAGGACCTGGGTTCGGCAGCATCTTTTATCATTAATGAAAAACAAAAGCTTTTCCGCCTTGTTGGTCGTGGTCATGGAGAATGGCTTCACAAGAATTGTAAGGTTTCAATTTCTAATGTTAGGCGGTCAACAACTACTGTAACAGATTACGGTACATTTTCTCTTTTGATTCGTAGCATTCATGATACCGACAACGGTGTGCAAGTGATAGAGAGATTTGATAATCTCAATCTCGATCCTACTTCGCCAAACTATGTTGCGCGTGTGATTGGCGACAAGTATACTTCTTGGGACGAAAACGGAAGACAACTAAAAACATACGGAGAATATGATAACCAATCAAAGTTTGTGTATGTTGAAATGAATAACGATGTTGATGCTGGTGCAACAGACGCAACATTACTTCCGTTTGGTTATTTCGGACCACCGCGGTTTAGAGCTGTTTATGATTTAACCAGTACCGGTGCATGTAACACGGAGCCCATGGGCGCTGCCACTGGATTCAACGACGTCTCCCGTGGAAACCAAGGTGTTCTTGGTACAGATTTCTTCGTAACTGGCGGCGCCGGAATTCCAAATTCTGGGTCGGGAGGTACTGGAGTATACAGTGTCATATATCTTTCTGCATCAGCAGGTATCGCTAACCATCCCACGAACAACGGTTCCTGCACAGGCTCATTGGTTTTTCCGTCTGTCAGACTCCGCGTCTCCGCGTCCGATGGCGGCTTGAGCGATGTAACTGACTCATACTATGGTATGCAGACTACAAGAACAGCTACTACTACCACTGGAGATAAGAGTATTGCTGATTTTCATAGATTACTTTATTCTGGGTACGCTGCCGGTGGTGGTCAAAACGCTACCAATCGATTTGCCACGACGGGCGTAGATGATTACTCCTATGTGTTCTCGCTAGATGACATCGTTCTTAAAACTGCTGGTGGAACGGATTATCTTTACATCTCCGGCTCACGCCGCGGCGAAATGGCAGGGAACTTGGGTTCTGCCTCTTATACAGAGTTGTTGGACGCTAGTGTTGATAAATTTACTGCTCCTTTCTGGGGCGGTTTTGACGGATTCAACATCAAGAAACCAGATCCACTTTATAACAAGGGGATGGCTAGCACATCAACAGAAGATAACGATCACTCCTATCACACTTGGAAACGTGCGATGGATACAGTGGCAGATCCCGAGTTCATAAACATGAACCTATTAGCTACCCCGGGTCTTACTCTAGATGGCCTGACTACTCATGCGGTCAGAGTTTGTGAGGAGCGCGCCGATGCGCTAGCTCTTATCGACCTACCAAATGTGTATGTTCCCGCTCATGAGTCATACTACTCCAACAAGGCTAACCGACTTGCGAGCACGCCAACAAATGCCGCCAACTCGCTTCGTGATAGAATAATCGATTCAAGTTATGGCGCTACATTCTATCCTTGGGTGCAGACGCGGGATGATGCTACCGGCGCAATGCTTTGGATTCCACCATCTGTCGCAATGATGGGTGTTTTGGCATCGTCCGAAGCAGCAGCTGAGATCTGGTTTGCTCCCGCTGGCTTCAATCGCGGTGGTCTCTCTGACGGCGCCGCTGGCATACCCGTTACGGGCGTTACCCAGCGGTTGACTTCGAAAGAGCGTGACACGCTGTATGAAGCCAACATTAACCCCATTGCTTCTTTCCCCTCCAGCGGAATCGTTGTCTTTGGACAAAAGACGCTGCAAGAGCGTCAATCTGCTCTTGACAGAATTAACGTGCGAAGGTTGGTGATTTACTTGAAGAAGCAGATTTCCATTCTTTCAACGCAGATTCTCTTTGAGCAGAATGTGCAAGCAACGTGGAATCGATTTAAGGCTTTGATTGAGCCATTCCTTGCTAACGTCAAAGTGGGCTACGGTATCACGGATTATCGTCTGATTCTTGACGAGTCTACCACTACCCCGGATCTTATCGATCAAAACATTTTGTATGCAAAGATTATGATTAAACCTGCTCGTGCCATTGAATACATTGCCATCGACTTTGTTATCATGTCAACAGGGGCTTCATTTGATGATTAAAGATGTGAGGGTTTTTTCCTCACCACACTATTTAAAAATAGATTATAGGAGTTCTTAAAAATGCCATTCTGGTCAACAAACTTTGGTGAAGATACCACATTAAAAGATCCAAAGAGACAATTTAGATTTTATGTGGAGTTTCAGGGGATTAGCGCCCCACAGGGCGGTGCTACACTTTGGTATGCTAAGACAGTAGCAAAGCCAAGCTTTACGGTCGAAGCCGTGCAGCACAATTACTTGAACCATGTTTTCAACTATCCCGGCAAGGTAACATGGCAGGACGTTACCGTTACGCTTGTTGACCCAGTTGATCCTGATATGGCCGCGACCTTGGCTGATATTCTCGTTCAATCTGGCTATTCTCCTCCCACTGACGCCACTACTGATAGTATGGGCACCATTTCTAAGGCAAAAGCTGCCGGAGCCCTGGGAACTGTGATTATTACTCAGATTGATTCAAATGGCGGAGAATTAGAAAAGTGGACACTTTGGAACTCTTTCCTTACCGAAGCAAAGTTTGGCGATTTGGCTTATGGTACTGATGATTTAACTGAGATGTCTGTCACCCTTAAGTATGATTGGGCGAGAATTGAGACCTTTAATAACGGTTCGGTTCTTATTGCCGGTGATGGTGGCACGGAGTTCTTCAGCGTATAATAGATAAAAAAGAGGTGTATATTGTCTAGAAACAGAGACCGCTTAGGCGGTGTTCAACAGCACGACACGACCCCTCCACCACAAGCAATGCAAAACGAAGGTGGTGGTGGTTTTTCGTTTGTTGTTCCCACAGAGTTCGTGGAATTGCCATCACAGGGAAAGTTTTATCCACAAACCCATCCCCTGCACGGGCAAGATAGTATTGAAATTCGTCAAATGACGGCGAAAGAAGAGGATATTCTTACATCGAGAACACTCATCAAAAAAGGCGTTGCGCTTGATAGAGTACTCGACAACTTAATTGTGGATAAGCGAATAAAACAGGAGTCTCTCTTGGTTGGTGATAAAAATGCAATTATCATTGCCATGCGAGTTTCTGGATACGGCAATGAGTATAATACCCGGATTACGTGTCCATCATGCGCAACAGCGCAAGAATATTCCTTTGATTTAAATGAAGCTAAAGTCCATAATGGCATAGAGGGTGATGAGATAGATGTTACTAATAATGGGGATGGTACGTTTAATATTACGCTTCCGAGAACGCGAGTAGAGGTAACTTTTCGACTCCTTACGGGGAGAGATGAGAAACAGCTATTTAAAGGCGCGGAAGCAGATCGAAAACAGAAAACCCACGAGAAAAACATTACCAGGCAAATTTTCAACATCATAACTGCAGTCAACGGTGATTCTTCTCAAGAAGCGCTAAACTACTTGGTTCAAAACGTTCCCTCTATGGATTCTCGGCATTTACGAATGACATACAAACTAATTGCGCCAAATATCGATCTTACCCAGCAATTTGTATGTGCAGAGTGTGATGCGGAGCACCACTTGGAGGCTCCGCTTTCTGCGGACTTTTTTTGGCCTGACTGATGAATACATGGAGAACGTGTATGAGCAGTTCTTCTTTTTGAAATATTCCGGCGGTTGGTCTTTTTCGGAATCATACAATTTGCCAATAGGTTTGCGTAAGTGGTTTGTCGAGCGATTGGTACAACAATTGGAAGCGGAAAACGAAGCGATGGAGCGCTCCACGAAAGGTTCCAGCAAAACGCAAACATTAGGCGCCCACAATCAACGACACTAAAGCTTTACTTGGTGCTGAGCTGGCTAAAGCGTTAGGGGAGCAGACAAAGGCTTTAGTAAGAATCGAGAACTTGATGGCAGCCCAGGGTCCTCCCGGCGCACCAGAGGCAGCCGCCGCGGTAGAACTGGGCGCCCGCGTCGGCTCGGAACAGCGGCTAAAGCAGGTTGAGAAAGAAAAGGATCTCAGAGATCAGATACTTAAAACTTTCGAAAAAGAAATAGGTTGGGCCGGAAAGGATCTGGATTATTTAGATCAGAAAGGCGAAGCATTGAAGAAAGAACAGAAGATGTACAGAGAAAGAATAGATATGGCGCTGGAGAAAGGGTCTCTTGATAAAGAAGAGTATGATCGCCTGACAAAAATAATTAAAGAGCTAGAATCCGAAGCCGAGATATGGAAAATATTACGGGAAGAAGCTGAGCTTTTTAACACGACGATGGAGAAATCTGTAGCTGCCGCCAAGGGCCTCGGCACGTCGCTTGGTGGCGCTTTTCAGGTGTTCGGATCGAGCAAGGCAACAGATACTTTAACAAAGTTAACGGCAGCGGCCCAAGGTGGTGTCGCTAGCGTGGCGGTATTCACAAGCTCCCTCACAACCGGGGTACTTACCAGCTTCACCAATAGTGTCATTGGTCTCGCCTTTGCGATATTTGACGCAGAGAATCAATTTAGAAAAGCCACCGGCGCCTCGCAGGAATTTGCTAGTTCTATGATGGACACCTTTCACGCAACGAAGCAATATGGTGTCAGTATTGAAGAAGCTTCCGCCGCACATACAGCATTGTTTAACACATACACGGATTTCACCTTTCAGAACGAAGAAGTCCGACAAAGTTTAGGTCAAACCATCGCCGTTTTGGACAAGCTTGGCGTCAGCGCTGAAAATGCCGCCAAGAGCGTTCAATTCATGACCAAAGCGATGGGCATTTTGCCTGACCAGGCCGATGAAGCTTTGTTGGGTTTGAAAGAATTTGCGGTGGAGATTGGTGTGGCGCCATCGAGAATAACTGAAGGATTCGCCGGCGCCACCACACAGCTTTCAAAATTCGGCAATGAAGGTATGAAAGCGTTCAAAGGCGTAGCGATACAATCCAAGCTTACTGGTATGGAAATACCCAAGATCCTTGCGTTGGTTGAAAAATTTGATACATTCGAAGGCGCCGCAGAACAGGCAGGAATGCTAAACGCCGCACTAGGCGGAAACTTTGTGAATGCGATGGATCTCATGATGGAGGAAGATCCCGCCGCAAGATTTGATATGATTCGTGATGCGATATCACAAACCGGCTTATCCTTCACCGAGATGAGTTATCAGCAGAGATTGTTTTATACAGAAGCGCTCAAATTGGGCGATGTCAGCGAATTGGCGTTGGTGATGTCTGGCAGAACTGATTTGCTGGGAGATTCAATGAATCAAACTGAAGAAGATTTTATAAAAGCAGCAGAAGAAGCGCGCGCGTATGCTACCGCACAGGAGCAGCTGAAAGCATTGCTTGTTACCTTGGTGCCCGTGATGACCAGCTTGGTTGAAGGACTTCGCGGAATATTTAAGTGGGTGGGAGAGAATTCAGAAGCTGTTGCGGCAATGGTAAAGGGTATTCTTGGATTGATGGTGGTGCTGAAAATCGCCACCATCATAACGACTATTTTTGGTCTCGCTGCGCACGGCATGCTGCTCCCGTGGATAGCTGCTGGTATCATAATAGGTGGCGTCATCGGGGTACTTATAAAATTATGGTACGTTATAGCAAAAAAACAATCTTCTCCGACATTAT